TTCAGAAGGTGTTTTGATGGTGGAGATGAATAGATTTAAACAAAGTGGTGTTACAGATTATTTATCTTTTGGAATATTTGATAGTAGTGGAAATAATGCAGTTGCTTTCAAATTTAGAAATAGTTTAAATGTTTTTTATACAAGTATAGAAAGTACTTTAGGTAGTCCAAGAACAGACCTTAATTATACATTTAACGATTTATCATCAAGTACAAAAATTTTAGTAAAATACAAGACAAATGATTTTGCTTTGTGGGTTAATGGTTTTAAAGTTGTAACAGATAGTAGTGGATATGTACCAACTGGATTAAATCAATTGAAATTTTCTAATTTTAGTAATTCAGAACCTTTTAACGGAAACACTAAACAAGTACAATACTACAATTCAGCATTAACAGATAGCGAACTAGAAAAAATCAGTTCTTGGACATCTTTTACAGATATGGCACAAGGACAATTATACACAATAGAATAATATGGCACAGAAACTTAAATTCGGTAACGGAACTTGGGCGACAAAAGAAGGCTCTACGTTAGCTTATAATGATGAAAATAATAACTTTAAACCTCTACCTTTTACAACTACTAGAGATAGTATTGGAACAAGAGTAAACAAAGAAGGATTAATAGAAGTAGTTGGTAATGATGTACCAAGAATAGATTATACAGATAGTGCAGATGGTGTTCTTTTGTTAGAGAATAGTAGGAGTAATTTGGTTACTTATTCAGAAGATTTTAGTAATTGGAACACAATACAATCAAGTTTAACTTCGGATTATGGTATATCGCCTGATGGCTCAACTAATTCTACAAGATGTGTTTTTTCTTCATCAAATCAATCTCTTGAACTTACAGTAAGTGCATCAAATGTAATAGCTACAATTTATATTAAAGGTACAATTGGCGAAACAATACAATTTGGAACTAATGGTGCAGAAGAAATTTTTACATTAAGCGGCGATTGGCAGAGATTAGAAAAATATAACTCGTCAAGTGTTTCAAGAGTTACTTTAAATACTTACGCAGGAGTAACTGCAAGAGATGTTGAAATATGGGGAGCACAATTAGAACAAGGAAGTTACGCAACATCCTACATCCCAACCAATGGCTCATCAATGCAACGTGCTTCTGATACTGCTAATGGTGCGGGTAATAGTCAAGTGTTTAATGACAGTCAAGGTGTACTATTTGCTAATATCGCTGCGAATACTGATGATTTGACATTAAGACAAATATCTTTAAGTGATGGCACAACATCAAATCAATTAGTTATTTATTATGGTAATGGTAGCAATAAAATATTCTATTATTTATCGGTTGGAGGTGTACCTCAAGTTAATGATTCTGTAATAACTAGTGATATTGTTAGTTTTAATAAAATTGCTTTTAAATACAAACAAAATGATTTTCAACTTTGGATTAATGGAATTAATGTTTTATCTGATTTATCTGGTAATACATATCCTACATCGACATTATCACAATTAAATTTAACTAATGGTCAAGGTACTGGGGATTATTTCTATGGTAAGACAAAAGAAATTGCGTACTACGATGAAATTTTGACAGACCTTGAATTAGAATATCTTACAAGTTATAGGTCATTAAACGAATTAGTAACAGAATTAAACTTAAACGAATTATAATATGAATACATTAAAATTTGGTAATGGAGAATGGTATGGAAAGAAAGATACTATCCTTGCCTATAATGATTTAAACTCGAATTATAAGCCACTGCTCTTCAATTTCTCAAGAGCATCAAAGGCTACTGTTATAAATAAAGATGGTTTAATTGAAGAAGTAGGTAGTGGAGAACCAAGAATAGATTATAAGGATGATAGTAAAGGTGCTTTATTGTTAGAGCCACAGAGAACTAATTTAGTCTTAGAAAGTAATAATTTTGATAATTATTACTCAAAAATATTGGGTTCTACGATATCTTCTAATGTAGAAATAAGTCCAGATGGAACGCAAAATGCAGATAAAGTAATTAGAGGAACTGGTGATTTAGTGTTAAGGAGAAGTAGCCAAGTATCTACTGGAACTGAATATGCTTTTTCAGTTTACGCTAAAAAAGGTTCTTTTTCAACTATGGCTTTAGATATTGGAGACGAAGGTACTATTACATTTACTTTAACGGATGAATGGCAAAAATTCACTGTTGTAGCAAATCCATCTACATTTACACATATAGATATAGCTTTACCAAATTCAAGTCAAGGGGATTTTATTTATTTATACGGCGCACAAGTAGAAGAAGGCAGTTACGCTACATCGTATATTCCTACATCTGTAGGTGCAGTAACGAGGTTGGCTGATAGTTGTTTAAAAGATGATATTAATACATCTATAATTAATTCATCATACCCTTTTACTATGTATGTAGAATCTACTTATATTGGTGGTAATAGGCACATTTTAACATTTGCTAAAAGCACAACTACTAATAATTATTATGTAATAAGAATAAATACTAATGAAGTTATGTTGGATGCAAGAGCAAATGGTTCAACAGAATTAATTGAAAGCGGAACTACTTTAGTTAATGGTCAAAAATTTAAAGTAGCAATTACAATGGAAAGTGCAACAAGTGGTAAAATATGCGTAAATGGAAATACGGTAGTAAGTAAAACTAACTTTTCAAACCAAGCAGTAAATAATGATATTAACGATTTGCTTTTAGGTCAATTAAGAGTACCATTAGATACTGGAGAAAGATTACCAGTAACTGATGTAAGACTCTACAATACTGCATTAACAGACCAAGAACTAATTGCATTAACACAAGTGTAACAATTACACCTATAATAACAACAAGAGTAAATCTTTACATAAGGAAAGAAATAAGATAAGAAAATTAAAAAAACTATACAGATAATATAATAACTAATAGTTATAACCAAAAGTTAAAATAAATAAGTAATGAGAATAGCAAAATACGAATTTGATTCAAGAGAACAAGCACAAAGTAAAATTGATGCTCTTGGAACTGCAACTGATGAAGATGGAAACGAATATCCAACTCACAAAAGTACTATTGTACAACTAGGAAATATTGTTCTTGAACAAGGGGAATATGACGAAGAAGGAGAAGAAATAACTGCTCCAGTATTATCAGAAGGTTGGCATATTGACGTTTGTTGGAACGATGAAGATATTACTACAATAGAAGAAGAAGCAGTTTTAGATGAAGATGGTATGATAGTAACTCCGGCGGTTACATCGGTAGATCATCCTGAAGGTTGGAAAGATTATGCAGTTGATATCGAAGGTAACGGCGTACATTCTTTTTATGGGTTAGATTACGATTCACACAAAATTTAATATCTTGGATTTGGATAGCAGAATATCTTTTTTTGGTGGTTGGTTATTTACTACTGTTTCTTCAGTTTCTTTAATGGGATTATATCAAGCGGCTTTGGTTGGACTTGTCGGAGGTTTCTTTGGTCTTTTAGGCAAAGAGATATTCTACTTTATAAAAGGCAAGATAAATGACAAAGTTAAACGACAATAGTAATTTATCAATTAACATCAAATGGCTTATCCAAATTGTTTTGGGAGTAGGTACTGCCGTTTATATGTATCTACAACTTGAAAACAGAATAAAAGAAGTAGAAGGCGATATAAAAGGAATTAGGCACAATCAAAACGTATATGTCTTTCCTGATATTAGAGTTTTAGAAAGTGAAATACTACAATGGAAACTCGAAAGGGAAAGATTAAGAAAAGACATCAAAAGAATAAACGAAATAATAAAAAAATAAAATAATAGTATCTATAAATTGAACTATTTTGATAAATAAATATTTTCGTATATTTACACAAAATATAATAATATTAAAAATTACATAAATGGCTACAACCGGAGTATTTAACGGAACTAACTTAATTTTAACAGTAGAAGGTGCTACAGTTGGACATACTACAAGTTGTTCAATGTCTTTATCAATGGACACGCCGGAAGCTACAACTAAAGATTCAAACGGATTTTCTGAGTATATCGGAGGCGTAAAAGGAGGAGAGATTTCTTTCGAGGGATTAGTAGTATATGACGATGCGTCAAATGCTATTGAGATGGCTGATTTTCTTTTAGCTAGAACTCAATTAACTTGCGTATTTGGAACTGCTGAAACTGGAGACGCAGTCTATACTGCTGAAGCATTTTTATCAAGTGTTGAAATGTCTGCTGAAATGGAAGCTGCCGTTACTTATAGCGGGTCTTTAACCATCACCGGAGCAATCACAAAATCAACTAACTAATAATAATTAGTTTTTATTATATAGGCCGCCGTCAATATTTGGCGACGGCTTTTTTTACATTAATTTTAAACCTTAAAAAATGACAAACAAAAAAAGGGGTTACATTGACATTAAAGTTGGTAACAAAAACAGAACTCTACATTTTTCAATGAACTTTTGGTCGGAATTTACCGAGCAATTAGGAATTTCACTACAAGACATTGGCGGAGCATTTCAAGACGGAATATCAATAAAAGGATTAAGAGCCTTAGTTTATTCTGCAATCTTAGCAAACGACCAAGAAAACGGAAACGAAATAGATTATAATTTATTTACTGTTGGCGCTTGGTTGGATGAATTAGACGCCGAAAAAATTAATGAGATTGTTGAGGTAATGCTACAATCTAAAATTTTAGGTAATAGTTTAAATGGCGAAACTGAAACTAAGGGAAAGCGTCAGCCGTCAAAGAAGAAGTAAATTTTGAAAGCCTAACTGACCATTATATTGGATTAGTTGGAATTAAGCCTGACGATTTTTGGCGGCAAACTTGGAGGGAAAATGCTTTAATCGCCCAACACTATCATAATAATATCAATTTAAATTGGGAGCAAACTCGTTACATTGCCGTAATGATTCACAACGTGCAATGTGAGAAAAAATCTCAGATGTTAAAGCCTGAAGATTTATTTCAATTACCAAGCGATATTGCAAGAAAAAAGAAAAGGTCAGAGCCTAAATCTACAAAAGAGCAAATGGATGCTTTTATGGTAAAATATCAATCAATGACTAATAAAAAGACGTTAAAATAAAAGCGTCTTTTTTTTTGTATTTTTGTTTCAACTTATTTAATACTATGGCCGAACAGAATTTAAAAATAAATATTACCGGAGATTCT